CGCGACAAGCCATTTCCCTATTAGGGTCCTGGTCGTCGAATCCGATCACGCGAGAGAGGAAACTATCCTCTTGAATCGCGTCAACGATGCACCGTTTTAGGCCTTGCTGCATATATTGCATTGCAGTAGGTTCTATCGCGATGACTCGGGGTGCCTTGAGCGTCTTAGGAACGGTAATAACCCTTACAGGTGTTTCCGTTTCGGGTTCGCGGGTGTGAACATCTCCGTCAAGCTCGGCAGAATATGCCAGGCTCGACGTGAGGTGCGTCTGCCAGGAGAAAAACTCCTGAAGACGGACAGTCCAGGTTCGCTGATTCCACTTACCATTACTGGTGAGTTTGTCAGCGACAGCGCCTGGGCCATGCTTTGGGAACACACGTCCCCAATAGATATCTCTATCTACTTTGGCGAAAACCTCGCCAAAGAGCAAGTTCGACATACGCTGGAAATCCTCAATGTATTGAGGGTCCATGCGCGCGTCGGACGCCTTCACATCCAGCTCACACTGAATGAAGTCAGACATGGCTCGCCTTTCGCGAGCGGGGGAAACGACCTTACGGTCAGTCCCTCGCTGAACTCGACCATTACGGTCGAGTTCCGGAAGGGCGATCTTGCTAAACATCAGTGTTAACTGACGTACAGCATAGATTGCTTCCACGTCTGGTTCATCCAGAAGTGCGCCACTACTAGTATTGAACACGCGTCCAAGGAAACCTTGCAGAAATGCAGGGAGACCAGTACGGCGCCCCAGTCCTCTTTTAAAGGACGGGACGTCCGAAGGGACGACAAAACCCTGGTCCAGCCACTTTTGGGTAGCTTTACCAAAGTCTGCCAGAGTTATGGCCAAAAAGGCCAGCCCCTCGTGTTCAGTACGACTCGCGACAGTTTTTATATCGCGAGTGGCGCTAGTGCAGCATCTCACTGCCATTTCATTGGCAGTGATAGACCAGAGAGACGTCAGGCTTTTCATAGTCCCTCCTTTTAGAGGTGTACTATCCCTAGCTCTGCCGTCTTGTCGAGACCAGTCAACTATAGCATGGAGCGCAACGAGGAGTTA